CCAACGCAGAGACAAAAACCATTATCAATATCCCAACGAACAGAGCGGATAGACCTTGAGTAAAAATGATGAGCATTAAGAGGCTTAGTCTTGTGGCAGTATTCACACATTCCATATTCTTTAACTTTGTCTGCCCATGCATGGTCTAGTTTCTTTGATAATGATTTTTTCACAGAGGGATTAATTAGAATGGCATATCATCATTCACTACAGGATCATCAGAAGAAGTTAAACCTTTAACTTTTTCGCTGTACTCCAATATGTCTAATAATGCCAAAGTATTTGCTTCGATGATTGACACATCTTTACCCGAAAGTATATCGCCTTTCTTAGTACCAAATAACTCAACAGCTAACTTCAAGCATACCTGTTTATGTATGTCGTGAGTCCTATCATCTATTGTTCTTGTGGTATTAGTGGTAGGGGTAGATGCAGTTGTACCTTCTAAAGGCTTAACTGTCCAAGCTGATTTACCAGGAGCATACTCCTCTTTTTGTATGCTTAACTTTGCACCTTGACTATAAGCTGATAACTTCTTATGTAGTGCATCTGTTGCAAAAAAGCTAGTCTCTACACCATCTTTTCTCACACCATACAAGAACCAATCTCCATAATTATTAGTACCTGTTTTAGGTTGGTTGTAAAGCAGCTCTACAACATTAGCATCAGTTGGGTTTAATTTGAATGTATTATTTTCCATTCTTTTTATTCTCCTTTATTGTGTTTTTTATTGTTTCTGTTAAATCCTTGTATTCAACAGTTTTCCTACCATCCCTATACTCTACACTAGCACATTCTAGATAGGGATGCCTTGATTCAAAAGTATGAAGATAGTCTTGTACACCCTCAATCAAATCAGTAATATTCATCCTAGTAATCGTTCTGTCTCCTTGAGTGTACTCGTCAATACCATCCCAACCTATAGTAGCGTAATATATAGCATCACTCTTCATGTTCTGAAATCTTTCTTAGAGTGCATGAATGCCTCTCTAATAATTTAAATAGCTGATTCCTTACAAAAGTGATCTCTTCACTATTTGCATCTTCAGGGAACTCAACTCTTATTGTCTCTCTTTTCATATCAGAAGTTACTCCTTTCCTTTGATATAAATCAACCTTTGATTAACTCTCCCCATAATGAGGTTTTACCATCGACAATCTGAACTAGATGTACAGTAAAAAATCCATTATTATAAAAGTCTACTATGGCAAAAGCATGTTGCCAATTATGTGCCCTGTTACCAAGCCACTCATTAGCCTCTGCACTCATATCTTTTAAGCATCCAATAGACCATGCAGACTTAACACCATCAATGTGAGTTACACTAGACTGCTGTATATCGTGATGATGACCATACATAACATTACCACCCATTCTAAGTAAGTGGTTTCTAGTATGTTGGATACCTGCATAATGATGTCCGTGATAAAAATTTAATTTACCAATCTTTAACATTTTACCTAATCTATGATACTTATAACCACGCTCTTTCAATCGTAAAGCATTAGGTACTTTATATTTACTAGCCAAGTAAGGATTCTCTTCTACAAATCTATTTAACCAATCCTCATGGTTACCTTCAATAAAATGCCTTATCTTTACATTAGCTTTATCTAGTGATTCATCTATTATATCCATACCTTTATTAACTTGAGCAATCTCTTCATCAACAAATGGTATCTGATATTCTAGTGGTGGTCTTTTCTTTTTCTTCCACTGCCAATGACTCACGGAATGCCACTCTCCTGTGTCTCCTAAATCTATATATCCGTCTGGTTTTATAATCTCTATAGCTTGACAAACAACGCTTATAGCTTTCATGTCAGCCATAGGAAAATGTTTATCTGGGGTTACTATATATCGTTTTACTTTCATATTAACTCCGCATTTATCCACTTATCCAATGCTTGTTCCCATTGATTATATGTGGCTTTGTTGTTGTTATACTTAATCCAAATCTCATCAAACTCTTCTGCTAGTCTGTTACGCATATGCCTTATATGTCTTTCTTTACTTTGATTCCTGTATTTCTCATTATTTATAGCTGAGGTTTTATTCAAAAAGATTTTCTTTAAATTGGGTTTCTTCAAAGTACTCATAATATCTACCATTAGTCAAATTGTATTTTAGTTTTGCAGGATGACCTTGATTGGGTTTACCATTCTTATATTGAAACCTAATCTTATGAACATGAATACCTGCATAATCATCTTCATCTGTTTTATGTCTGTGTACAGTAATTGCATTATCGCATTTATTAAACCAATTAGCTGAACCACTTATATCATATGGAGTAGGCACAACAGGTTTCCTATCAACACCATTCTCCATTTTTCTTGGATGTGCTACTAACCATATATGTAACTCATTCACTTTGGCAAACGCACTAAGCTGTGAAAGTACTCTTGATATATATAAAGTCTCATTCTCTCCATCTCCATATTTATGTTCAATCGTGTTCCACGGATCGATAACAAGACCATTTAGACCAAATCTATAGTTAAGTATCTTAGCTTGTTCCATTATAGATTCAATAGTTACAGAGTCCTCTTGTGTGCCTATGAATTTAATATGGTCGTTAAGTATCTTCATAGAACTTCGTGCTGTCTCTTCATTTAGTTTATCTTCTCCCCAAAATGCCTTACCCGAAAACTTACCTACCAGTTTAAGTAAATGATGCTCAACTGGAAAATTCTCTGCTGAGAATATACCAAATCTCCAGCCATATGATTGAATCATATTAATCATTAACGCATCCATCCACTCTGATTTACCCATATTAGGTACACCTGTAACCACTGTAACCTCTGATGGACTAACCAAATAATGAGGATCAACAGCACTCCAACCTGTAGATAAACCTTTATGTTGAGGCTTTAATAATAAATCAATAGCATCATCTTCAATATCCTGTACCATTACAACACCATCAATAGGATACGGATGTGCGTTAGATACTATATTCTGAACCTCATCTTCTCCATGCTTTACAAGTACATCATTCATATCCTTACATCCATCGGGATATGTAATCCTAAAACACTTCTCTCTACCTATTCTTCTTGATAACTCATCCCTAAGAAACTTACCTGCACTATCTGAATCAGTGCATAATATAATCGTTTCTGCATTCATTAGATGTTCTTCTGCTGATAACAGGTAGCTAAACTTCTTATCTGTTGGATTTGAGCCACTTGCAGGGGCACCATCGGGTACTGATACAACATTCATAAAACCAGCTTGTACAAGCGATAAAGCATCCATTTCGCCCTCAGTAATTATAATAGTCTCCATACCTTTCATAGAATCAAATCTATAAAAACACTTCTCAGCATTCTTAGATTGTTTAAATCTTTTATCTGCTGTCCGTGATTTAATATTAACCACTTCTTCATCTTTATAAAAGGGAAAGTGTATCCACCTATTTTCATATCCTATTTTCTCTGCATCAACCACTGCCCTAGTTATACATCTATCTTCAAACCACTTATAAACTTCTTCAGGTAGTTCTGTTTTAGGTGGAGTAGGTTTTTCAATCGGTGGTAAAGTTAAATGTTTAACTTTTTCTTTTAGTGATCCCTTCCAACTACAATGATGACAATGCCACACACCTTCATCAACATTTACTGATAAACATGTATCGTATGATTTCTTCCTACCCTTACTACATTTAGGGCAAGTAGTCTTTACCTGTCCACTGCCACTCACAAATATTCCGTTCTCCTCAAAGGTCATTATGCTTCACTCCTATATTTAGTTAGTAGATTATTCCATTTAGTAAAACCATTATCTGATTTCTTCCTTAGAGTTTTCAAAGATATTAAGTTCTTATGCCAAAATCTATCTTGTAATGCCCAATATATAACATCCTTAATTAACTTATAATCTACCTTATCTAATCTTATCAAATCATAAATCATATTGATTGATTTATTTATTAAATCATCATCACTTTTCCAATCAGAGTATAGATGTGGAAACTTTTTACTTTGCCTATCATAAAAATGATTTACAATGTTTTGTATGTATTCTAATTGCTTATCATTTATGCTATCATTTAATTGGGTGTGCCTAATATTAGGTTCTATCTTATTAGTTACTATAGTATTATTATTATATAATAATGTAGCCAATATACCACTAGGCATTTCCAAGTCTTTTAGAGGAGAAGAGTCTGAAACCCCATTTAGATTATCGGCATGGGTAAAATGAGAAGATTGTCTTACCCCCTCCGAAATATAGGTAGGGATAGGTGTAATAAATCTCTTTATAAATTTATGAGTTTGTTCCTCCACATCTATTTGAACATGTATAAAACCATGCTCTCTTAACTCTTTTAAAGCACTATTTACTGTACTTATGCTTATGTTTAAAGCCTTAACAAAATGTGAATTTCGTTTTATACACTTGCCTTGCTCATTAAGTGTAGATGTTATTTCAGCATACAACAATTTTGAGATTGGTTTTAAATCCTTGTGATGCCTAATTGGTAATGGTATTGAACCATAGTATGTACTATTCATTTTTCCTCCTTTAGAAACCTGCTGTTTTTCTTACTATATTATCATAATATTGGCACTCTTCTCCGTTAGCGATCTTACAGGGTTTATTATAATAATCCTCATCAATATACTGCTTGAGGTCTTTATCAATCATAATACCACTGCATTTGTAACCTGCATCATAATTTGCACAATAATTTTTTACGGATGTCTTTATTGTATTTTTTTCTCGGTTCATCCTTAGCATTATTATTCTCCTTTTTCTTAGGACATAAGTTCATTGTAAAGGGATATGGCATATTTTCTCCAATGTTTTAACGGAACTATTAACTTCTTTTCTCCACCTAGATTTTTATAAAATCCATTAGCAAGTGCATATTCTGTATCTATATCGTAGACATACTGCCTTGTAATATAACGAATAGTATGATACTTTGCAAGTGGAAATTTTTCCACATTAATTGTCCAACTGCCACCAGACATTCTAAGTTTTCCAGATTCTTTTTCATGTTTAAATAAAACATGATTCTTAATATATACTCTAGGCATTTTCATATTTTGCTCTCCTACTTTTTTCTTGTGATCGTATTAGTATTTTAATCAACTCATCATCGCTGTGATTTATAAAGTCAAATAAAAATTCATAAATATCTCTACGCTCTGATATTGCTAATCCTATCATCATTTGCTGTATTTCAGCTAGTATTTTACTCTTTGTCATCTTTTAATACCTCCCTTGCTATTTTTCTTAAATAAATTGGGTTTGCTTGGTCTGAGCAATTAGCTATTTCTTCTAAGACCTTTTTATAAGATAATAACTTTGTATAAATTATCATTACACCTCCTTATTTGATAATATCTCAAGACATAAATCTTGAGGAACTATACTACGTTCATAATTATTCTTTAGACCTTGTGTTCCTGTTCTACTGCCTCTTGGTGCAGGTTGGTGGTGGCAATCCTTGTTTCCATTTTTACATACAGGCTTTGGAATCCAAGACTTGTCATTAGTCCACAAATCCGTTGGCTTGGCTCTGTCGTCTCCGTACTGACAATACCATATAGTATGTCTAGGTAGGTCTTGCATAAATTCCATTTTTCTTAATAAGCCTCTAGGATTCTCAATATAATAATACTTAGGATTGAAGTGATTTATAATCTCTATAGTTTTTTTAGCTATAGCTAATCCCATGTATGCACTTGAGGTTTTAGGTATATAACTTCTGTTGCCCCCTTTCCAATGATGACCTATAGATGCTACACTAAATGTATAGCAAGGTACAGATGCCCATATAAAGTCGGGTTGAAATGGTACTTTCTTAGGGTTGAAGTCCATTATATTAGTTACATAATCAATCTTATCAAAGTTATTTATATCAGATGCAAAGGTATTATGACCTAATTTTTCTGCAACTTTTGAAAGTGATCTTGAACCTGCGAACAATTCTAATACATTCATGCAATCGCCCCTAAATCCTCAATGAATTTATAATCATTGCACTCATGCTCTATGCCACAATTATCCATTATAGTATCTTTTATACTTTCAACAAAAGCATCTACAGATTCTTCACTTTTTATAAGATGATGTTCAAAGTAATTACTGATGTGATGTATTAATATAGTAGGTAACACAACCTCAGAAAATTTATCAAACTTTAATTGGCTCATGTTATTTACATAATCAGATAATAAATCACACAGTTCTTTATTAAACTCAGTACAATCTTTTTGGTACTGCTTTGTTTCAAGATATGCTATCTTTTGTTTTTCCTTTAACATTATTGTTCTCCTAATTAGTTAAACGTTTAACTTTTTATTATTTCATATAAGACAAAATCTCTAAGCATTTGTGCATGTGATGTTCTACCTTCACAAACAGGGCAAGTAACTTTAGCCTTACCATATGTTACAAAGTCCTCATAAAACGTAACATACTTATTTATTGTTTGCCCACCTAGCCTAGACTTTTCAATATCCATCCTTTCCCAGCACTTATTGCATTTCTTACAATGCTTGATAGTCTGGTCAGCTTCTTTGTCTCTCCATTCTCTACATGCATTCTTCACTATTCATTATCCTCATCAAACTCAAGTTTAATATTATAATCATTAGCCACTTTTTTAAGTAGTATCTCAGTATAATGTCGCTTATCGCTAGTCATTTCTAAAGTATAACCCATAGTAAATAAATACTCGATAGCCTCCATGCATTCTTTTTTTGTAACTTTGTTTAGCATTATTTAATCCCCCTAATTTGATGGTTAAGTTTGAGAGAATAATACCTATAAATATCTACCTTTGCTCTCTCAATGTTTAAGTCTGTTTTCAATTTAGCAACCCATATTATAAGTGCCATAATAGATAACATTAATATAATCTCCATAAGTTCTCCTATTGTTAGATTTAAGTTACATATAATATAAATTATAGTCAAGTAATATTCTAAGACCTTTCTGTTTTATAACTAATCTCAACTTTATCTTCTCCGTCAGTTATAAACTTAACAATCTTAACTAGCACTTGGTCATTTAAACCACTTGCATTATCTGCCATCTTTCTAATTAATAAAGATTGTTTTATATCTTTAAAAACGTTTTCAGATATATTTAATTCTATTTTTTTATATTTTATTTCATTCATTTTAAAACTCAGGATTTATATAATCTTGCCAATCGTGAATTAATTTTCTTTGCTTGTCGTTTGATTTATTTCCAATCCTCATACTAATTTGCCAACGCTTATTATAACGCTTGTTTTTTACATACATTACAATAGCACTTGATAAGCCATTAGGTTGTTCAATCTCATGTACTAATGCAACCCAATCGGCTCTAGTCTTTTTTATATCAAATACTACAGAATCTGTGCTGTCATAAGTAGTCCTGTATTTGACCTGCAAAGTAAATGTTTTAGATTCAGTATATAAACCTTTTCCAATTTTTTGTGGTTTTTTCTCCACAATAAAATCTACTCCATCATCATCTAACTCTACTTTGTGAGGATATAAACCACGCTTAATTAAGTCAATTTTTGTAAACGACTCTCCAATTATACCTTTTCTAACACTATTCATATTTTAAACTCCTTAATTTTTTGATCAGTAAACTTAACATGTAAATCCAAAATAAACTAGGAAATAATAAATTAAGATATATGAGGAAATAATGACCACCTAATATAAAGAAGCCAAAAATTGATCCTATACAAATAGCTAGAAAAACAGATAAATGATTCATTTTACCCCCCTTAGTTTTTCAACCTGTAAATAAAACTCATGCCTAGAATCGTATTCATCCCATTCCCAATTATCACAAAACTCATTGGCATCTTCAATGGAATCAAACAACCCATAAACCACAGAATCACATGAGTCCCAATTAGCAATTACTACAAACTTATCCATTGATATACTCCCTTGCCAATTCGATACCACCAAGTAAATCATCATCATCAAACCTAAAACCCATGTCTTTCATTAGTTCGGGTTCATCCCAACCCGAATTATAAAACACACCTGTGTTTATAAGTTCCTCAATCTCATCTAAAACAGCTAAAGCTATTTTCTTTTGCATATCTGTTACTACTTTATTCATTGTTTTTCCTTTCTTAGAAATCAAAGTTCATTACGTCATCAAAGGCATTAGAAAAAGTTTGACGTTTAACTTTTTCGCCTGTTTTTTCAATTTTATAAATAGACGTTGCTCTATGTTTTTTGCCATCTGTCCAATCTTCCACAATACCTCTATTTATCCCAATTACATGACCGCTTACCCCCATTATATAATTACCTATGGGCAATACTTGGTCTTGGTTGTTTGGGGTTATGTGTCTACTAACAACGCATAATTTCTGTTTATTATCGGGTTTGAATTTTGCTCTAAATCTAACACCCCTTGAATAGTCATTAGCACCCGATACCCATTTACGAATATTAGAATTTTCTTTTATAACAGGCTTAAATAAAGTTACTTTGTAGCCTTCTATTTCAGCTAGTTTTCTAATTATTCTTTCTGTATCAAATGGCATTAATCCTCGATGTTTTTTTCTTCCATTATCTAGGTAAAATTGATGTATCTTTTTATAATCAATATTAAACGCAACGGAACTAGCAACTACAGTGCATTGATTCCAATCTGTTTGATATTCTCTAGTTTGTTGTATGTCTTTAAATTTCATAATTCCTCCAAATTATAGACAGGGATTATAAAACCCCTGTTTCGGCTTCGCCTCATCAGTATAATTTAGGCTACTTTTTCTGTCTCTAGTTCCTCCATTATTTGCTGTGGGGTTAATTGAGTATTCAACCAAACCAATAAATCCTGTGCAAATTTATCATGCTTAGACATTAGTTTAATTAATTCCTCTTCAAACGTCTCTTTCTTAGCTACCTTTTTTGCCTCAACAACTACTTTAAATAGACCTAAATCAGCGTCTTTGAATTTGTCTTTATTAAGGCATTTATCCCCATCTAAAACCCCGTTATTAATCTTTTTAATTGTGATTAATTGAGTCTTTGAGTTTTCACCCAATAACCTACGCTGAACAGATTTAGCCTTAACTAGGGTTTGAAGTCTAGTTTTAACCCATTTTTTAGTATTGGCTATTACTTCGGGTTCTTCCTCAGCATAAATTTTATTTAGCTTTTTAGTTAGAAGAGTATCAGCATTTTCTTTATTAGCGTGAAAAATATCCCTAGTAATGATATCCGTCATAAAATCCTCAATTACATTACATTTAATGCCACCCTCAACTACTTTTGTAATATCCTTTTGAGTAGGCTTTTTTGCTCTTGTAAGCTGTTCTATTTTTTCCATGATTTTAATTTACCTTTCTTATTATTTTTGATTCAGACGCTGAAATTAATCAGCGTTTCGGATACAAAACCCTCATCAGTGAATCTATTTTTCTATGTCTAGTAGTACCTCTACAACTGATTGTTTCGGACACAAACCCAATTTTTCAACCATCTCAAAATATTCGTTTTCATCTGTATGGGATACCATCCACTCAATTAATTTTATTTTTGCCTCTATCATTTTGAAGCCTCTTCTATTTCCATTTCTAACCCCATCGGCATGTAATTTCCCTCAGCATAATATAGAAATTCTTCTATCAAATTATCTAATATTTCTCTTCTGTTTTTAACTACATTGGCATTGCTGTTGTTAGTCATTAATTCCTTAGCTTTCTTTTCGTAGTATCTAACTATTTTGTAATTAACATCTTTACCAATCGGTCTATATCCTGTTGAGATTACAAAATATTTTCCATTTACGTTAAATTGGTAATAATCACAATTCCAACCATTTACCCTGCTATAAGTGTAAGCAAAAGCTGATTTGTAACCTAATAGATATTGAAGAGAGCAATAACCAACCTTAATTAAATGGTCGGGATGTGTACCCTCTTTAATTGATTTGTAAGTGGCTTGTAATTTCATAATTGTTAACCTTTCTAATTAATTTGAACCCAAAGGTAAAAAATTATCTTTGGATGTGTCAAGTAATATTTTAGTTAAATGTTTAACTTTATTTTTTTTAAATCCCATTAATGATTTTAAAATATTCTAATTTATGAAAAAGTCAAGTATTTTTTTACACTATTTTCAATTTGTTAAGAAAAAAATTCATTTTATGTAATTTTTTACTTGACTTTCTCAAAAAGTCGTATGATCACGCACAATGGCTCTAAATGGCTAAAAATTGATTCGTAAGTATCATAACACTAAAAAGGCATAATCTCTTCATTTTGGCTATGTTTTGAACGTTTACTCTCGACAAAATCAATCAATTTCGCATGAATCCAATCAAGGCACTACTAAATAGACTCCATAACACTAATATAGTACAAAAGCAAGTAGAAAGTGTAAAGAGGTTAAATATTTAATTAGACTAAATTGTAGTTTGTCAAGTGTTTTTTGACTTTAATTTGTATACGTCCACACCCCCCACAATGTCAAGTAAAATCTTTTTTTATTTTTTATTTGGTATTGTGCCTAAAACTTCGTAAGCTTTAGATTTTGCCCAACTTTTTTAAAATAATACTTGACAAGTACCCATAGGCGTATGTAAATTTAGGGGTTGGCGTTAATACGCATTCCCCACAAAGTATTGTATAACAAACACTTAGCCCCATCTTGTAAAAAAGTTTTCAAAAGAAAGTCCTAATAAAAGCTACGCTTTTATCTTATGTATTGTATAGTAGTATTATTGCCTTATTAGGATTCAGGTAAAATCTCTTGTATAAAAAAATTAAAGTCCGTAGAATATACCATAAAATAAGGATTTTATTATGAGCGTTACTCTTCCAGTTAAGTGGAAACCAGAGAAATCTATTGCTATAGATATGTTAGTTAGTTCCCCAGAGTCCTCAATACAGGCTGTTGCAGATAAAGCTGGAGTTACGACAAATACAATACGAAATTGGTTTAAAGATCCAGAGTTCGTAGAAGTTTATTATCAGAAATATATGGTTACATTTGGTGCGAGATTGCCTAATGTGTTAAATAGTATGGTTCGTGAGGCTGAAGCTGGTAATGTTCAAGCTGGTAGGCTTGTATTAGAACATTCTGGTAAACTTATAAAACGAGTTGAGGTTAATAATCATCAAAGTCCTTTTGAGAAATTCTTAAATACACAAATTCCAGAAGAGGCTGAAGTAATTGAGGACATTGAAATCTTGCCACAGCGACCAATAGTTCCAGAAAATCCTGTAAAAATAAAACTCGAAGAGAAAAAAAGAGAAAAGAAAAATAAAAAAAGACGAGAAGCTCGTAGATGGAGAGAAAGAGCAGAGGCTGTTAATATTCCCCTACCCAAGAAAGGTAGACAAACACCTAGACAGCGAAAAGAATGGCAGGAAAAAATAAAAAAACGAGAAAAAGCATTAAATATCAAAGTCCTTTAAAAAACTTCTAGTGTCAAATGACTTGCATTCTGGACATTCTTGATTTCTGTCTGGTTCGACAGATAATACTTCCCAAACCCAATGACATTTAAGACAAATACACTTTAAAAACCCAAAATCATTCATTATGATTTTCCCCAAGACTCATTTTCTATAGAATACTTAGATAAATAGGTTTGTATTTCTTTATCTACGATATTTTCTTGTGTTTGTTGGTATGGAGCGATAATTTGACTTAAAAATCCTAATAAGTTATTGTTTATAACCATCAAATCTTCTAATTCAAGTATTTTTTTGTTTAAATCTACTATATCTGACTCTCTTTGAACCATATAGTCAATTAGTAGCCTTAATAATTCATTATCCATTTATTAATCTATGGATAATAACTGATTTAATACAATAACTTATTTTTTAAGAGCTTTGTTTATATTATCTATAAACTTTTTATCAACTTCTTTTTGATAATTTTTTGTTGCCCCAATAAAGTCTTTTACATTTGTCTCTTTTCTGACATTAGCCCACTCTCCTTGATTATGCTTATATCCATATTCAAGTATAGCTAATTCACCTTGCTTTGACTTTATGCTATTAAGCATTTTTCCAGAGCTAATAAGGGGTTTTCTACCCTCTTTTTTTGCTGTGTAAGACGTTAATCTTTGTCCTTTGGTACTTACTGAGTTATTAATATTTTCTTTAGTACCTTTTTCTGCTCCAACAGCATAATCAACAGAATACTTTCTAAAAAGCTCTGGTAAATTATTAGCTAGTTTACTAAAACTAAAATTAGTTGTTATCTTTAATTTCATCTAAAGGATTTTCTTGTTCATTAATACTTCTATTTTCATCTATAATGGCTTGTGCTTGGTCTACTGTCAAGTCTTTGTTATCACGAACCATTATCTTTGCTCTAGTAATAAGATTATTCTTAATATCAAATTCATCTTTTAATATCTGATCTTGAATAGTCTTTGGGTATTCTACTTCTTCAAAGTCCACACCAAATTCTTCTGGCAAATTAACACCATTGTAACCAGCAATAGTTCTTTCAACATCATAGAATTGTTTTTCATACATTCTCCAAAGAGCAATGTCATCATAATAATCTTCTTTTCTCTCCATATCTTTAATCATAAGAGAAATACCACTAGGAACTTCACCACCAGATTCTGCCCAAGTAATCCACAAATGATTATTGGTAGCAACTAATTCCATTTGAAACTTAATATTATTTATTGCCTCATCAATGTTTCCTTGTGGGCTAGTAATATTATAAGCTCCTTCTTCTCCCATATCAAGAATAGTATTAGAACCAGCTCTTAACATGCTTTGGTCAGCATTTAAGCCTGTTACCCACGGTTGCCCAAACATATTAAATCTCATACCAAGATTCATTTCAGTTAAGGCAATATTAACTTGCTCATTACAGTTTACAATATCAGATGCTCCTTCAACAAAAAATGAGTCTATCTGATCTTCCCTATGGGTAAATACAAAAGGAATTATACCATATGGGTTTGCAGATTCAGACATCATATTGCCATCTTCATCCATAACTCCGTACTTTTCAGCATCCCAATACTCCCATTGTAAAGCCTCTGTATTAGATAAGTCAGATGTACTATTCAATAAAGGATAAACAATAGCATTTGGTTCAAAAGGATTATCACCAAAGTATGTTTCAAAATAATAAATAGGTCTATAATCAAAAACTCCATCCATCCAATAAACTCTATTGGCAACAGTACCTAATAATCTAGTCATCCTTTCAGAGTGTTTCATACGAACATCTTTAGTAGGGATAAGCTCATTATATCTCTCAGAGTTATCTCCTGCTGTTCTTTTAGCACCTAAACTGTATATTCTGCTGATTTTATTAATAAATTTTCTTGTAAAGTTTGTAAGAGTTGGAGGGATTTCACTAAAAGCATCGCCATTAAAATAATGGTCAATGTATTGTTCCGTAGAAACACCAGAGTAATAATCTAAATGTTTTCTTATCTCTTTCCGTCTTTGATGAGCCATCATTAGTTTTGTTTCTAATAATTTTTCTTTTATCATCTGTTTTGTCATCTTTGTATCCTTTTCATTTCCTTATTTCTCATTGGGAATCTGTTAATTATAAAATACCTAAAAGCATCGTTTCCGTGATCGTGAAAACCGTCTTTTAATGGTTCTTCTTTAATTGGTTTGCCATCCTGACTTTCGGGGTATCTATACTCCTCAAAGTCCTCTATCATTTCAGTACATCTTTTATCTACATGTACCCTTCTTAATCCATCAGCACTTTCAAAGAATCCTCTAGTATGTGCTATACTTGCTACTAAATTTCTGCTTACCCTATCTCTTGCAGATAGTATTCTAATCCCACTTCTTCTAAATATCTCCATATCTCCAGCTCCACTTTGTCCCTGCACATTACTTCCAGCAGGATCACCGTAGTATGAAAGAATAGGATAGCCTTTAGTTTTTATCATTTTAATTAAATCTTCGGTTTTGATATTTTGTTTGTGAAGTATCGTATCAAATATTCTAATATGCTCTGTGCCTCCGTCATATTGTGTCTGAAGAAATAGAACAGCAGGTTGCCTGTATCCAAAGTCAATACTACAATAAGTAGGCAAATTAGGATCGTACTTATAATCGCCAACATCTAAATCTCTATTAAAATCCCAAACTTTACCCTCAAATACAGAAAACTCTGCACCAAATTCCTGTCCAAACAACTCTCTTGACATGTTTCTTTTTCTCTCTATTATAGCAGGATCTTCGATTCCCAATGGAAACTCATGCTCATTTACCCAAGATGGAGCAGTATGACTTTCCCACATAGGATCGTCTCTACCTAATTTAAACAAATCATATATCCAATTTCTACCTTCTGGGGTAGTTATAAAAATAACTTTTCCTTTTCTACCTGCTACAGTAGGAGATAAATACATATCCCAAATTTTTTTATTCATCTTAGCAACCTCATCAATAACGAGCAGGTCAAGACCTTCTCCCACAAGACTTGATGGGTTATCTGCTGACATACCCTCAACTACTGTACCCCATTTAAAACGAATGTACATATCTTTTTCTGATGCTTTATCAACATCTTCTGAATGCCCGATAACCATGCGTTGCCAAATCTCACGAAATATTAATCTCGCTTTCTTGTAAGACATCCCAACAACCCATATACGCTTATTTGGTTGAGATGCTACATAAGTAGCCTCCATAGCACTAGCCCAAGTCTTACCAAACCTTCTCCCACAAACTACGACTTGAAACCTCGCATCCTGTTTTTCTGGGAAATGTAATGCTACTTGCCCTTGATGTGGTTTGTATCCTAAGTAATCAAACCATTTTTTCTTAAATTCGTAATTTTTTTCTTGCATTAGATTACTTTCATAACTTACATTATACCATATATTAATGCAAGAGTAATTCTTGCTATTTCAACTAACTCACTAAAGAGGTTAAAATGTCTGAAGAAAAGACCATCGAACCAGATGTAAAAAAGGAATCCGACACACAAGTCGAAAACAATGTACCAATATCAAGGCTTAACGAGGTTATCTCTGAAAGAAATAAACTTCGTGAACAAATGGAAGCCTTTAAACAAAGTCAGGAAGATCAAAAGAAAGCTGAACTGCATGAACAAGAAAAGTGGCAAGAACTTAATGCTGAACTTGTTAAAGAACTTGAATCTTACAAACCATATAAAGAAAAGTGGGATGCTATGGATACAAGGTTGCGTGAAGATGCTTTTTCTAGACTTCCCGAAGATAAACGAGAAAAATTCTCCAATGTGGACACTCAAACATTGCTAAGTATCGTGGATGAGTTTGCTATTAAAAAAGAAAACCCACCAGATCGGAAGGGAACTGTCCCTACAGAAAAACTAGGGAAAGTTACTGAAATGAGCATGGATGAGAAAAAGCGTAATTGGAGTCAAATATTAGAATCTTACAAGAGGTAAAATAAATGGCTTATGGTAACATAGGAGCTGGTAATACTGGCTTAACCGAAGTAAATGTATTTATTCCAGAGCTGTGGAGTGAATATGTGTATGATTATCTACAAAGAAAGTTGGTTTTTAGACCATTAGTAGATGATTTTAGTGAACTAGTTCAAGGTAAAGGTGATGTAATTCATGTACCAATGCTTTCTGAAACTGGAGTTGCAACAAAAGCAGAAAACACAGCAATTCAATACGATACTGATGCTGGTTCAACATCTGATATTACAATTAATCAACATAAATATGTCTCAAAATTATTTGAAGATATAGCAGTTATACAGGCAAATCCTGGCATGGTTGAGAAATATTCTCAAGCTTTTGGGTATGCTCTAGCTAAAGAAATCGATGCTCATATTGCTAGTAAGTTGATTACTGTTAATAACGGTGCAAGTGATGACACTAACTTAGGAACTGATAATGTCATTTCAGCATCCGAATTGCAAGGTGCATTAGCATCTTTAGGTGAAGCTGACCTTGATTATAGAGATGGCGAGTTAATTCTTGCTGTGAACCCAACAGTTTATGCTGATTTATTAAATGAAGATAGACTTGTTAGGTTTGACTCTACTGGTCAAGCAAATGGCGGTATGCTTTCTGGAGTTGTTGAAAAAGCATATGGTATGCCTGTAATTATGTCTAACGCTATTGGAAGCGGAGCTAGTGATGTAGCTGGTGTAATTTTCCACAAAACTACAGTTGGTTTTGCAATGCAACAGGACATTAGAATGCAAAGTGAATACGACATAGATTATCTCGGTACTAAAGTAGTAGCAGATGCTCTATATGGTTGTGCATTAATCCACTCAACTCGTGGACACATATTCACAAACGCTAATTAGTAAATAATTAGTTAGTAATAATCGTGGGGGTGGATAGTCTGCCCCCACATAATTTCACTATGCCAAGTAATCTTGGGCGGTAAGTGATGAGAACACAAGGAGATTAAATGTCAAAGAGACACTTTTCAGTATTAGAATCAAACAATGTAGCACTAGGGCAAGGCGGTTGCCTATTTGAAGATGGCACAGATGCTATCACAGGAAAGAAAATAGTAGCTATACAATTTTTAGAGGACTCAACCTTTACAACACTAACACCAGCAGACAGCTCTTATATGGGTACAGCAGGTGGTAATGGAGATGCAATAGATTCTTCTAATACATTTCCACAAGGAGTTACGGTATTTGGTAGTTGGACTGCATTCACATTAGCTAGTGGATCAGTTGTAGCATATTTAGGCTAACATGCTAGGATTATCTAGTAGTTTAGTCAAGGGTGGTGCATCCCTTTTAACCTTTGTTAAGGACAACCTTAAACTATACCTCGACTTCAAATCTAATAAGTCAGACACGCTAAAGTTCCCATCAGAAGGTTCAACATCGTTTGATGGTAGTGATGATTATATCGCACTTAATTCTGATATATCTTTGACAGGTGAGTTTACTTTTAATTTTTGGCTTTCTACTACTACATCTGGAACAAGTTATTTAGTAAGTAAAAGCTCTCCAGAAAATTGGATAAGATTTGATATTGCAAGTTCCAATGCAAGATTGGCAATAGATGGAACAAGCTCTTCTTATATAACAAGTTTATCAATTCCAAGTGATGGAAGTTGGTTTCATTTCTCAATTACTCGTGATTCAAGCAATGTTATAACTGCTTATGTTGATGGAGTGCAGGATGGAAATACTATAACTCAAAGTGGAACATTTACAATAAATGAAATAGGCAGATTTTTAAGTGTTGAATTTGCAGGTAAAATGGCAAATATGGCTATTTGGTCAAGGGTACTCGAGCCAGAAGAAATCCAATCCATAATGAACAAATCTTATAGCCAACTAAAGGGTGTAGAAAAAACAAGTTTAGTTAGTTGGTGGGGGTTAGATAGTCAAAGTAATGGAGTAGTACAACCTGCAACAGGAGAAACATTAGGTACAAATTTATTTACAGATTCTACATTTGATTTAAGTGGTACGCAATCTGCATCTACTACAGGAACACATTGGACTACAGGAAGTGCTTGGACTATAGCAAATGGTGAAGCTATTTATGATGCAACTGCCCATGAAAATAGATTAGAGTTGCCATCAGCAACTTTTCAAAACGCAGGTTTGTATAAATTTAGTTTTACAGTTTCAGATGCAAATACAAAAGCAGGAATTAAAATTAAAGCAGGTGGAAATGATATTATTCCTACTGCGTATTATGATAATGGCAGTCATGTAATATATTATAATCAAGCAAGTGCTTATGGCTCTGCTAAAACATTAAAGATTGAAGGAAGAAATGATGTTCATGGTGCTTTTAAATTGCAAAGTGCATCATGGGAACTTGTAACCTCAAATACAGGATTTGTCACAGGAGCAACAACTACCACATCAGTATATGGTGGCAATGCACCAATCTTACCTCGTGCAGTTGATGTAGCTAAAGAAGGACAAGCAGATGCAATTGGGGATGGAAGTGCTTTGTTTAATGGCACATCAGATTATGTGAGTGTTGCTACATCTGCTCATCAAACAACTAAAGGAACAATATCTGGATGGTTTTATCCTGTATTAAATGGTAACCAAACTTTATTTAGTGTGGGAACAGCATCAGCAGGTAAAGTAAGGGCTTTATTTTTAAATGGTGCAAATTTAAAATTTATAGGATATAGTGCTGATTGGGATACAACTGTAGACATTGTGACAAATACTTGGTATCATCTTGGACTTACTTGGGATGGTAATAATGTTGTGGTTTATGTTAATGGTATTGCGTACCCTAATAGTAGTCTTACTCTAAATACTCCAGATGGAACAGAATTAAAAATAGGAACTGCTACATGGACAAATAATTTCTATTTTGATGGTAATATATCTCAATTAGGACTTTGGCAAGGTGCATTAACTCAAGCACAAATACAATCTGTTATGGAATCTACTTCATACTCAAAAATCCCTGCTGATGTAAAGAGTACATTGGGTAATAATGTTGTTAGTTATAATAGCGTAGATAATGTAAATAATACTTTTGTAAATAATATTGCAACATATACAGCTAATGGTTACATATTTTTTAGTGGTGTTGCACCTGTAAGCACTTTATTTAAACTTGAATATACTGTTTTAACAAGAACTGCAATTGGTTTAAGACTTGCAGGGGGTAGTTCAGCTTTTGGTGTTGTTGCTTTAGATAGTAGTGTTGGTACACATAGTTATAATCTTGTATCATCTTCAAATTCAAATGCTAATTATTTATCTTTTAACTCTACAGGTTTTAGAGGAACTATAACAGATATATCTGTTAAGCCAATATCTAACGAAATCGTTGCGTACTATCCACTCGATGGTAGTAGTTCAGCAAATGGTGTTACTCAAGATGTAACTACAGGAGAAACACTTGGTGCAGAAAGAGTTCTTAATTCAGACTTTTCTGATGGTGAAAATTTATGGACTTTAAATAATGCTAATGTTGTTAATGGAGTTCTTGAAATAGATGAAGGTGCATTTAGTTATTATGCACAACAATCAGTAGATGGAGGTGGTTCTAATTATAGGCAATTTGAATCTGGTTATTTAATGAAATTAGAAATTGTAGTAGATGAATACACATCTGGTGGTACAATTATATATGCTACAGGAAACAACATAGGAACATTTAGTTCAGCAGGTACTCATACTATTTATTATAAACCAAGTGCAAATGAGTATATTAGATTACGCTCTGATGGTGGAGGATTTGAAGGTAAAATAAGTAGTGTTTCAATTAAAAGAGTAACATCAAACACAGGAGTGCTTAAATAATGGCTACGACAATTAATTCTGGATACGCAAACTCTCCTAAACTTACTGCTAATATCGCTGATCATGCAGATGTCTATGGTGGCAGAAGTTTGGTTTTTGACGGCATTTCAGATTATCTTGATTTAGGAACAGTTAATTTAGACACATCAGACTTTACAATTAGTATGTGGATTAATTTTACAAGTATTGGTAGCTATGAAGATATTTTTGATAATAGAAAAGCAAGTACAAACGGATTTATAATTAGAACATCTGGCGGTGGAAGTGGTATAGAGGTTCTTATTGATGCTCCATCAAATTTAAGTATAACCTATAATTATACATCTACAGGACAATGGTTGCATCTATGTGTTTCAGTAGATAGAGATGGAAATATGGTATTGTATGCAAATGGCAAAGCTGAAGGCACTACTGATATATCTGCATTATCATCTGGGACATTAAACCATGATGCAGGATGTAGAATTGGAGCTAATGAATCATTAACTGCTTCGTTTCATGGAAAAATGTGTGACTTTAAACTATTTAAAGGTATTGCATTTAGTGAATCACAAGTACAAGAGCTTTACAAAAAACCAGAATCTAACCCATCTAATACAACGCAATATTTAGAGCGTTGGTATCCTATGATTGAAAGTAACCCAGAAAGTCCACAATCAATAGTATATGACCATAGTGAGAAGAAGTTGGGTAGTGAATTAGTAGATAATAATACATCTTCTGGTTGGTTTGATAATAGCGATAGCTCAACTATAACTAACATTACAGATGGTGTGTCTATTGCAGATGATAGTGGTTTTTCTGATATTGGTTACTTTCGTGATAGTAATCTATTAAATACAGACTTAACTGTTGGTAAGTTATATAAAGTACAAGTTGATGCTTATCATAATGGAGTTACTACAGTAGAATTAAGAATTAGAGATGGAGCATCTAATCAGTTAATTAACTTAACAACAACTAATACTACATACACTCGTTATATAGTTGTTCAAAGTGCAACAAATAGTTCAATTAGAACAAATAATCACGCATCTGGTAGTATAGCTTATTTAACTAATCTATCAGTCAAAGAAGTCCTCATGGGCAACCACGCTACTACAAATTTCTTTGGGGATGAGTTACTTACCAATGATAGTACAAATTGGGAAAATAGTGGAGCGTTTGGTTCTGTTGCTTATTATTCAAGTGGTACAAATAGTGGGGCAGGTAATATAAAGCAAGATGGATTTACTTTATCAGCAGGAAAAACTTATCAATATTCTTTTGCTATCGGTGCAGGTCATCCACTTCGAACAACATTAAAAAGTTATGATGGGAATGTAATTTATAAAGCAGAAACTGATTATGCACCAAATACAACTCACACAGTAACATTTGTACCATCTTCAGATAAAATTGGATTAATGTTTAGCGTTAGTGAAAGTGTAAGTGGAGATTCAAATTTAACTTTAAGTAGTCATACTTTAAAAGAAGTAGGAGTATCCTCATCTGGATTTGAAACTGCTGTAAATGAACCTGTAGTACCACAAGTACCATTGATGAGATACAATCAAGTAATGTTATTTAATGGAATAGATGATTATATAACAGGAAGCAGTATTGGAATTAGTGGAAATGCTACTTTTAGCATATCTTTTTGGGCATATTGGAATGGTAACTCTTGGGTTTCAGATTTTACAAGTGTTGTAGGTAATAGCACTCAAGGTACAGGTCTTGGACTTTCAACAACATTTAATGCAGGTAGACCTGCACTTGATTTTTGGAATGTTAGATATAGAGCAGATAACGCTTTAGATGTACAAAGGTGGTATCATATCGCTTTTACTAAAACATCTGGTAATATTTCATCAACATCTAAAATTTATGTAAATGGAATAGAGGTTGCAGGTTCACTTGAACAGCCAGACCAAGCTCCAAATATAACTGATTCAAATATAGTAATAGGAAGATTACATGATGCAACTAATAGATATTGGAATGGTAAAATTAATGAAATCAGTATTTTTAATACTGCATTAAATCAAACTCAAGTTCAAGAACTATTTAACGATGGTGTCGCATACGATGCTACTACACATAGTCAATCTGCAAATCTTATAGGATATTGGCGAAACGATGGTGTAACTACATGGAAGGATAGAAGTACAAATAGTAACGATGGCACAGTACAAAGCACACCAGATTCTATAACCATTAGAGAAGGACTTAACTCAAACAGAGATGGACTTGGTTTTTACTTTACTAATCCAAGTAGCAATGTGTTAAGGTTAAATGGTGTTGATGAGTATGTAGAAGTACCTAAAACTGGCGGTATTAATATGTCTGGTGGTAGACCATTTACTATGTCAGCTTGGATAAAATTAGACAAATTAAATGCAGACCAAGCAATAATGTTTAGTGGAGCAGTTTCTTCAAATGCTGAAAACTTATTATATGTTACATCTTCAAATAAAATAGGATGGAATAATCAAGGTAGCAATTTTGCTAATAGTTCTGGCACAACTATATCACTTGGAAGGTGGTATCATGTAGCAGTTACTTTTAATGGAACTACTACAATTAAAATTTATGTTGATAACGATTTAGATGGTACAAAATCAGATTGCTCTGGTGTTGCTATTACAGATACAAGCGTTTTGATTGGTAAAAGGACACATTCAAATGCATTACATTTTAATGGACTTATTGATGAAGCGAGAATTTATAATAGAGAACTATCATTAGCTGAAATTCAGAAAAACTATAAACACCAAAAAGGTAAACACAAAAATGACTAATACATATTTAATATTAACAAAAGCAAAGTGGGAATCAGCATTACCTGCTAAACTAAAAACTCCTGATAGATTGTCTTGGAATGAGTACACTTATAAAGATGTAGAAAAGACAGGTAAAAGAATGGTAGATAAATACGATTACTACCCATCAGAGGAAAACACAAAGGCTGAAATAAAAGCGTATATGGACGATTGTAGCGTAGATTATTCATCAAGCGATACTAAAGCTGAACTATTAGAAAAGCTCATGTTAGAGCCTCATTCTGTACCACAAGTTGAAGAAGAGTATAAGTATACAGAGCAAGAAGTAGATACTACTACATTGCAATCTCCAACATGGAAAGAGTCAGCATTTAAGTTAGGTAAACTTGGTAGTCCAAGATGGAATAATGATGGCAGTAAAGTATTAGTTAAATATGAACTTGCTATAGCAGATGGCACATTAGATGCAGTAAAAGGTACAAGTGGTATTACTGCTTTGTCGCATAGTGAAGCTATAGCTGAAATGCAAAAGGATGAATGGTCTAGTGAGTAATAAAGGTAACAGTCTTGCTGAGTTCGCAGTTACTATGGCTATCATGGCTACTCTTGCAACTACTTCCGCTCCTGCTTTTAGTAGGATTGGTGAAGGTGCTAAAGCTAAACAAACTAAAGCTAATCTTGAGAAAATTGTTAAAGCATCTCAAATGTGGTATAATCAACAAGTAGAAACAAATGGCATGGGTAAGTTCCCATCACAACCTCATAGGACTACAAATATAGGCACATTAGTTGATTACAATAATAACAGAAGAATAGAAGTAGAGGAGCTATTAAATGCAGAATTTGTACCAGTTTTTAGCGATACCAGTTTTTTACACTTATTTGATAATGACACAATTAAAAGCCCATATCAAGATGGGTTATATGCCTACGCAATTATTGGTGGTAGTGGTACAGGAAACAATATCGTATCTCCCATACTTGTCGTAGTTGATTCAGAAAACATAAAAGATTTTTATAAGTATTATAAACCGTGAGTGATGAAAAGACATACAGGTCATATGGAGTTACAAAACTTGATGATAACTTTCGTATTAGTCTTAACATTAAGTGGCTTATGCAAATTGTCGTGGGAGTTGGGTTCGTTGTTATGGGCTACCTACGCATTGAAAACAGAATTGCAGATCTTGAGCGAAGAATGGAGTCTGCTAATTCCAGCATTGCAGAACTTGTAGAAAAACACATAGAGGAGGAAGAAGTCAAAATAACTAAAATGCAAGAACAATTAGAATGGTACGAAACAGAACTAAACTTAAACCCTTTGTCTTGGGGAAAAAAGAAGAGACGAAAATAGTCCTCACTGAAGATGACTTTAATCATAATTACTTTATTAACAGAGAAGTGCGGAGAAAAAAATAATGGATTTTCTAGCAATATATTCAGAAGCTGGTATGATTGGTGCAGTAGGAGCGATGTTTATGTTCATGGTTTATTCGATGAATAAAAGGGGAAACGAACAAGCTGAGGCATTAAAAGAGTTAGAAGTAGAAAACAAAGGGCAAAGTGAAAATTTAGAAAATATAGAAAACATTGTAATCAAACTAATTAACAGATGGAATAAATCAGATGATAAGCTAGACAGAAAGTTTGATGGTATTACAAAAGAAATTAATGACCTAGATAATCAAGTATCTGAAATCAAGGGCATTATAAGTAGATTAAATGGTAAAAACTAAATAAGGAAATATTATGGACTTTAAAAAAATAATGTTAGCAGTAGCTGAATCTCAAGCTGATCAATTCAAAGATAAAGCAGTTGCTTGGGTACAGTCTGAAGAGTTCCAAGATGAACTAGCTAGTAAAATTAATGATAAAATTGACATCCCTTTTGTATCTGAAGAAAAAGAACAAATTTTTTTTGAAAAGTGCGTTGATTTAGTAGCAGATATAGTAGAGGGTTTATTTAGAGGTAAGTAATGCCTAAAAAAAGGAGAAACAAAAGAGATCCCCGATTAGCTAGATATGGGCTTAGTGGTTATAATAAACCAAAAAGAACACCTAGTCATAGAACCAAATCTCATGTGGTTCTTGCTAAAGTAGGCAGTAAGGTTAAACTTATACGCTTTGGGCAAAAAGGAGCTAAAACAGCAGGTAAACCTAAAAAAGGTGAGTCTGCAAGAATGAAAGCAAAGCGTAGGTCATTTAAAGCTAGGCATCGTAGAAACATTGCTAGAGGTAAAATGTCTGGAGCTTACTGGGCAAATAAGGTTAAGTGGTAATGGCTAGTGCTAAGAAAACAAAACCAGCATTATGGAAACGCATTGTTGCTAGAGTAAAAGCAGGTAATAAGGGCGGTAGAAGAGGGCAATGGTCTGCTCGTAAAGCTCAAATTGCTACAGCTAGATATAAAAAGGCTGGTGGTGGTTATCGTGGTAGAAAGTCATCTAAAAATTCACTATCTAAATGGACTAAGCAAAAATGGGGATATGTAACAAAAGGTGATTCCAAAAAGCCTCGTGCTAAAAGAGGTAGGTATTTACCTAAAAAAGTAAGAGACTCTTTGACTAAAAGTCAAAAAGCATACACAAATCGTAAAAAAAGACAAGCTACTAAAAGGGGTAAGCAAAGAGCTAAATACACCAAGAAAGTAGCAAGAAAAGTAAGGAGATCGTAATGCCAAGAGGAAAAGGAACGTATGGTTCTAAAAGAGGTAGACCATCAAAAAAGAAAAATAAAATGCCTAATTTTATGAAAAAGAAAAAAAAGAAAAAGTAATGTACAGATTTGGTAAGAGGTCAAGAAAAAGACTCAAGGGTGTAAAGCCAGAGTTAATATTTATCTTAAATGAGCTTATCAAGATAATGGATGTTACTATTATTGAAGGGGTAAGGTCGCAAGAAAGACAAGATGAGTTAGTTGCTAAAGGTGCTAGTAAGACGAAATATTCAAAGCATATTGATGGTAAGGCAGTAGACCTTGCCCCCTATCCTATTGATTGGGAAGATAGAGATACATTTCATTATATGTGTGGCATGATTAGAGGTATTGCCCATGTTATGAAGATACCAGTTAGGGTTGGATGTGATTGGGATAGTGATGGGCAAACTAAGGATAATAACTTCGATGATCTTGTACATGTGGAATTAAAAAGTTAAAGGTTTAACTTTTTTATTGTATTAAAATAGATAAGATAGTAATATAGGAACACTATGGCATATTGTACAAATAGAGATTTAAAAGACATATTCCCATCAATAGATGAGTTTGATACTAAAACAGTATTATATGGTTTTACTGTAGATGCTGGTAGTAGGTATATAGCTAATGATGTGGGATTAGTAACGCAGTTATTTGCTAATGGAAAAAATTTAGGGGCAAATGAATCTAGTGCATCTAATGTAAATGCTAATAATAAGTGGTACTACGATAGTTCAAGCGATGCAGTGTACTACTATAATGATGCTACAAATCCCAATGATATGCTTATGGAAAGCGGTGATGATTGGGATGTGTTAAGAACACGATATATCTCCAATGCTGAAAAATACCTTGATTCTAGGTTAGATGGCAGGTTGCCCCGAAAACAATTCAAAGATAAAGATGGTAACTATGACTATATGATTGTAAGAACAACAGCATTATTAGCTTGTTCTTTTTTAATTAGAGCTAACGATCCTACTTCTGAAATAGCAAATGCTTTATTTGAAGAGGCAGATAGAAACATACAATCATTAAATGAAGGCTCAACTAAGTTATCATGGCAGGTATCTGGAGACTCTAGTAAAGGAGTTATTAGACAAGTTGCTGTAAGTGGTAATGTAAATCTAGTAGACACTAGAGGTCATTATACAGGAATATACGATGTAGTAGGTGTAAAGATTACTACAGGTGGTGCTTTAGGTACAGCTAAATATTCTGTATGGAAAAGAGACACAAATAATTTAGGCTCTGAGAGAATGAATAATGGAGCAACTGCTGACTATGAAGATACTATTAACGGTCAGTATCAAGAGCTTGTAGGTAATGTAGATATTAGATTTGCAGGAGATACAGGAGATACAGCTACTTTAAATGACAAATGGGAAATAGAGTTTTTTGGTAAGAATGAATCCGTAGATGATACAGGTATGCCTTACTCAATAAGGATGACTCGTAGATGATAACATTTGTCAATATATGGGATGATAAAATATTAGATACTATTCGCTCTTTCCTTAATACGGAGTTTGCTGGTAGCATTCCTATATATACAGGCGATTTTAAAGACATGGGAAACCAGTCTATAAGACTTAATCCTGTAGGCACAGATTTAATAGAATTAACAAATTTAAGTGAAGTACGAGACTACATTGTAGATGTGTCTTATACATTTAAAGAAAAAACAGTAAAAAAAGACACTTGGGAACATATTCTAAGACAAGTGTCTCACATAGAAGCCTTATTTCAAAACAACGTAAAAGGAGCAGGAAATACTTTCTATAATGGCAGATTAGAGACTTGCAGAATAAACGAAAAGACTGAAGAAGAATCAGAAATAGAAGGATTGAATGTTATGCGTTGGGAATGGCGAGGGTATTATTTAGGTAACTTAGGATAACTATGAAGAAACTAAAAAGTTAGGGAATAGTATGAAATACAAAGCAAAAGAGTCTTACAAGAAACTACCATCTGATAAAAATTATATATCATTTGGCAGTGCTAGTAAGCATTTAAGATTAATGGCAGGTGAATCCGTTGAATGTGATCCACCAAAAGAATTATTAGAATATCTACAAGGATCAGGTAAGGAGAAAAAAGATGGCGATAGATAGTAAATTTCAAACAAAAAGTGATGTAGAAGTATTTATAGGAGATGAAATAACATTAGGTACTGCTACATTAGCTGGTGGGACTTGGAAAAAATTACCTGTAGTAGATTATTCTATAGCAGATAAACAAGCTCCTTTAGGAGTAGCTCCACAAAGAGCTAACTCATTTGGACAACAGCAATCAGGAGCAAAGCATAATAGAACTGAGCAGATGTTTGAAATATCTCTTACAATGCACGGTACTGCTGGAGTTATTAATAGAATTTGCGGAGCATTATTTGAAGATGATGATGCAGATAATAGACTACTAGGCTCTTCTCCAGCTACTGTTTCATTTAGAGATGGTGTTGCTAATGCAGTACCTGTTACAATTTTATTTAAAAATGGTGGTTCAGATGTAGGTACATCAAATGGAGAGCAAGATATTCATTATAAAAGTGCAATGTGTACAAGTATGGAGCTATCTTATGGTATAGGTACGGATGGGGGTGCATTAAGTTGTGTAGCTACTTTTGTAACTGGATATATCCCAGTAGAAAGCACACTAACTCCAACTGGAAGTAATATTACAGATGTATCAGGTGTAGTATTTAATGCACATGATATTAGTATTAACTCATTAGGTGGTAAAGATGTATTAATTAATGATTTTTCTCTTAACATATCAAGACCTGTTAATAGAGTTAGCTATCAATCTGGTGCAGAATTTGCACCTTATGGATATTCTATAGGTGCTTATGAAGTTACAGGGACTTTAGGGTGTAAAAGAGATAAAAACTCAGCAGATATTGCTACTAATACTAGCACAGGTATTGAATTAAATGTGGGAGACTCTACATTTGAAGTAACTGCTCCTAAAGTTATGGTAGAAAGCATATCTACAGATTTAGCAGATGAAGGTTGGAAACAAGAATTTTCATATAGAGCATTCTATGATGATGCATCAGATACCAATCCGATTGTACAGATAGAGACTTCATAATGAAAGACATTAAGCTAAGCAGTGGTAAAGAAGTTAAGATAAAAGAAATGTCAGTTGATGATATTGATTTTTGTAATGATGTACCTGAAATGAAATACGATGGAGATAATTTAGTTACAATTAAAAATCTCTCAAAAGCTAGAACAGCTTGGATTCGTAGAGGTGCAGAAGGTGCTGATGATAACTTCATTAAGTCTTTAAATGATGATGATAAAAATGAGTTATCAGTTGCTATACAGGACTATCAACGCTTGGGGGAATAGATGCCCTCACATTAGAGTACAATATACATGTAACCAATCAATGTGGGGGTTGTATGCACCATACATATCCTTATAAGGCTCGTATTCCTATCTTAATCGATGGGAAGTATCAAACTCGTACTTTTACATCAGATAGTGATGTTAAAGAAGTTATAGAGCTTTTAATTGACGAAGTTAAACAAACTAATAAAGAGGGTAGTAGTTTTAACATAGCTGAAGCTGTAGTAAAGCAATTACCCTTTTTTGCTTGTTTAAATGTATTAGTTGATAATCAAGCACAAAAAGACATTTCAAGATATGTATATTCCGAACAATTTGGTATTAGTCCATATAAAGGTTCTTATGGGGAACAACCATTTAAATGGGTAGAAAAAAGTTTTTTAATTAAAAATATAATAGAGCGTAAGAAAGCAGAGGCTATGAAAAATGGCAAACGAAGTTAGAATAAAATTTATACCTGATAGTGATAAACGATTAGTTAATGCTATTAAAGCATTAGATAGAGCATCTAAATCTCTTACCAACACTCAGTCTCAACTGTCTAGACAAAATGTTCACAATACTAGAACACAAAAAAAATATAACACCGAAGTTAAAAAAGCAGAAGTAAATACAAGAATACTTGGGGGAACTTTTGCTGTACTAAGATCAAGGTTATTGCTATTTAACTTTGCAATGGGTTTAGGAATTAGGCAAGTAGCTAAGTTTGCAGTGCAAAGTGCAAAGGTAGAGTCTATGAATAGGGCTTTTAATACCTTATCTGGAGGAACTGAAGAATCTTCAGTAGCTTTTCAAAAATTAAGAGAAGCTACAGATGGAACAATGTCTGAGTTTGATTTATTTCAACAAGCTAATAATGCTATGATACTTGGAGTTAGTAAAAACTCTGATGAAATGGCTGAAATGTTTGATATTGCACAAAGACTTGGTAGAGCATTAGGTAGAGACACAGCATCATCTGTTGAATCACTTATTACAGGTATAGGTAGACAATCAAGATTAATGTTAGATAACATTGGTATTATTGTAAAATCTGATGAAGCATATGCATCTTATGCTGAAAAATTAAATAAATCGGTTAGTAATCTTACAGATGCTGAGAGAAAACAAGCATTTTTAACTGCTACTATGGAATCTGCCAGAGCTAAAGCAGATTCTTTAGGGAAAGAAACAGAGTCTACGCAAGATGCATTTGATAGATTATCTTCATCTACAGCAAATTTAGCAACTTTTATAGGGAAAAAATTAAATCCAGTTACAACAACACTAGCTAATAACCTATCAGCAATAGCAGATACTGTTAGTGGAGCTAATAATGAAGAGCAAACAAGAGAAGAGAAATTAGCTGAAAAATTATCTTTTAGAGCTAGTTTACAAGACAATATATTAAATTTAGAAAAACAAAAAGGGATAATAATAAAAAATACTTCAGGAAGATCAACACAAGCATTAGATGATGAAATAGAAAGAACTAAAACTGTTATTCAAAATTTAGATATGGAGCTAGGATTATATAATAATTTAATATTTGGAAAAAACAAATTAAATGAAGCTGGATTAATTGAGTCAGGCATTCAAAATACAGTAACAGATAATTTAGTTAAACAATCAGAGGTAGTTCCTAAATTAGCAAGTGATATTGCATTAACAAATCAAAATTTTAGTTTTTTAAATGCAGAACAACTTACAGTATTAAAAGGAACTCAGTTATTATCTAACGCATTTGCTCAAGCAACACTACATGGTCAAAACTTTGGAGATGCTGTAGTTAATAGTTTAAAAGCAATAGCATCGCAATTAATTGCAAAAGCAGGTACATATGCTTTGATGAGTATGTTTGCACCTAGTGTTTCATTAGGTTCATTTGCAAAATTTTTATTTGCACACACAGGTGGATATATTAGAGATGATAAAACAATACAAAGATTTGCTACAGGCGGTGTAGTGCAAGGTGAAGATAATGTGCCTATTATGGCACAAGCAGGAGAATTTGTAATGTCTCGTAATGCTGTAGAATCTATTGGAATAAATAATCTCGCTAGGATGAATAGGACAGGTAATGCAGGAGTTACAATTAATATCCAAGGCAATATGATCGGTAATGAAGAATTTGTAAGAGATACACTAATGCCTGAAATAAATAGAACAGTTAATCAAGGTCTTGCATAATGCCTATTACAGAATTTAATAATCTAAGACAATCTAATATTGTAGAAAATTGGTTATTTGATTTTCACAATCAGTCTGGTGCTAATCTATATTTATCTTTTCACGATGTAACTTATAATAATAATTTTTATCATGGTGTAATTAAAAATAATCCAAGCATAAGAGAGTCTATAGATTTAAAAACATCTACATCAAAATCAAATAATATTAACATTATAATTCCAGATTTTAAACATAAAGGAACTAACATATCTGAGGAGTTTTTTGGTGGTAGTAATTATTACATAAATAGAACTGTAAAAGTATATTCTAAAATTAACAATGATACTCCTGTAATAATAGCAGTATTTAGATTAATTAATATAGAAACAAATGGAGATGAGATTACATTATCGTTAGTTTCTCAAAGACCTTGGGATTTTATTTCATTTCCTCAAAATAAACATCCAGAGCATAATGTATTTGAGCCTGTAGTATATGGAGACTATAGTTCTTCTTTAAATGCAAATACAGCTAATAGAGCTTACGCTGTTCATGGCTCTGTATTTCCTGTTCCTGTTTTGTATTCTTCGACAGATAAAATATACTCATTAATGCCAAGAGCTTATTCTGCTAGTGATAGTGCTTTTATACATAAATATATAGGTTTTAATCAATTTTTACCACTTAGATTAGCAAAACAAGCATTTACAGATAGCTCTAATAGAGTAGATTCTGTTACAAAACAAAATATAGATAATAGTGGATTAAATATATTAGGCTCTAGAATATTATATAATGATGGTAGTAATGCTTATGGTGCTGAATTTGAAGGTTATATTATGACTGCACCATCTGATAAAGAAATCAGCGTTACAACCTTTAGTAATCAACAAAAAATGTTTCAATTTAATGTTGGCAATGGAATAGATTTTAATAATGGTGCTAGTCATTTTTTTGATGGCGTAGATACTGCTTTTGCCTTAATGGTCACACCTAAAAAAGATTTTTCTTTAGAGTTTATAGATGGAGCTTTAATTTGGGTTAAATTATCTAAATCAGGAGGTGGTAGCATCACACCGCCTCAAATATTTACAATAGATTTTTTATCAAATCAATTTAATAGTATTAGTGATGAGTTAGTAAATCCAGACCAGCAAAGAGCATATAATCATAGCACATCAACAGGTATTTCTTTTGGAACTACACCAACTGGTGTAATAGAGTTTAATGAACCAGCAAATAACTCTCAAGCTAGTTTAGATGGATGTATGGGTGCAGATGAATTATTATTAAAAGTAACAAGTGCTGTTCATGCAGGAGCAATTGATAAGACAATGTCTATAGTTGGATTGCAAATGTATTATAGACAAGCCTTACCAAAACTTTTTCCTGCTATACCAGGTGGTAAGTCTAATGAATATGATGAAACAAAAGGTCATCTTTATAAAAAAACTAATGATGCAGATACAGAAGAAAAAGCAAAAGAACAAGATTTAGAAAAAGTAATGAATGAAGAACATTATTATTGTGGTGCAAATGGATTACAGCATGGAATTACTGCTTTATCAGGTAATAATATTACAGAGATACATGAAGCTCATTTAGATTTGCTAAATAGATTTGTAGGATTAGATGCATCTAATATAAATACAATTGAGGGGTGGTCTGATTTAGATTCAACTAAAGATTGGAAGGTAAGATACTGGAAACTTAAACCTGTAGAACTTAAAAAAGAATTAGAAAAATTACAATATGAAGGTGGGTTTATATTTAGATATAAAAATGGAGATTCATCAAAGCCTCAGTATATTTTTATTAAAGACTCGTATTCATCAACAGACCATACTATTACTAAAAATGATTTAAAAGGAGTAAAAATAGAACCTGATGGTTACGATTCTTTATTATCTAAAATGAATATAAATTATCAAAAACATCCAGCAGAGGATGGATATATATTTAGGTCATCTTCTTCAAATTCTACTACAAGAACTAATTATGGTATTAATTCAAAGGAAAATATTGTAGAAGTTAATTTAGATGCGTACTCATCACCTGAAATACCTAGCTCTCCAACTTCTAATCCTAATGATAATTTTTATTCATACTATGATAATATATTTGGGGATATTAAAATTAACGTATCAGGAACAGTAATTAACCCTAAGTTTTATCAAATTGATATAGGAGATACAGTTTCTTTTAGCGATATGTATCCTGAAAAAGCATTTGGTAAATCTTTTACAAATGTAATATTTATGATTACTTCTTTATCTAGGTCAAGGGGAGTATTAAAATTTGAAGCTAGAGAAATAGCATAAAAAGTTAAACATTTAACTAATTAAGTTAAGGATTTGAACAAATGGCAAACATGAACATAAGAAAACCAAGATTTTATATAGATAGAGTAAATTATTTACTAACAAGAGGAATTACTAATAACCAATTTTATTTAAATAGTGGAAGTGGTTTATTAAGCACAATAATGAATAGTGGTACAGTATCAGAATTATTTGATATGCGACCATTAAATCAAGTAAAATTTAATACTGCCAATAATTCTACTGATCATATTCTTTTATCAGCAGATCAAAACTTTGGCTCTTATAAAACTAATTTTATAGCTATATTAAATCACAATATGTTCTCAGCAAAAGCAAGAGTTAAGATAGCATCTTCTGATACGGAAGGTCATGTACAAGCAATAGATATGGGGAGTGCTACTTCTATAACTAACGTAGAGCAGATTTTAAATTCTGATGGTATAAGCTCAAATGTAATTACACCTGATGCTGATGGACATACTATCTTTACATTTGATGATTTTACTGATACATATATTGGAATACAATTTGAGGGGACTAATAGTGATGCTTTTGATACAAGTAATAACTTAGTTATAGGATGTATATTATTTGGAGAATATTATGACATGCCTCAAAGTCCAGATTTAAATGTGAAAAGAGATATTGTATTTGATAAACAAAACTTACAAGAATCTATGGGTGGTCAAAAATATTCTAACTTATCTAGTTATGGTAAGCGATACATATCAGCAACTAATAAATCACCATTTCATACATATACAGGGAATGAAGATCGTGGAGTTTATGGCGGTAGAATTACATATGATATGAACTTTAGCTATTTAGACTCCAATAAAGTAATGCCTAGCACCTATCATATACAAAATCAATCAGACGATACTGTTATAAGTGATGTATGGCATTATACTCATGGCAGTCATATACCATTTATATTTACTCAAGACTGTGATAGTAAAGGTAATAATGCTGAATCAGATTATATATTTGCTAGATTTGCTCAAAGTGGATTATCAATGAGTCAAATAGCTCCTGATGTATTTAATATATCTTTTAAGATTGAAGAAGAGTTTTAGTATCAGGTATGACTATATTTAGGTCTACAGCACACCATCTAATTATACGCTCTATAAATGTAGCAAACTCTTTAGTAGATAGGGTTTTAGTACTTTGTACATTGAAATGTGCTTTGATTGTTGAGTGCATCTCTTGAGTTGTGTAGCCTAAGTCATCGGCTATAATCTGAACAATCTTCCAATAATAATTGTTCTGTTGGGCAGAGCGAACTCCAGTTTCGTGAAGTTCAAGATAATACTCTCCCGAAAGGTTAAGGATAGCACTATCAAACTCTGCCCTGTTTAGGAGAACCAAATTTCCATTTTCTATCTTGCAGGGAAATCGCAATCTAGACATATCTTCTCATCCCATAGTTTCATATCTGGGCTACTCCACATTTCGCCCTCAAATATATTCCACTTTCTTCTGCATTTAGGACACCAAAATAAAGATTCATCTGCCCTAATCTCATCAGTTTTATGGTTCTCTCGTGATCTCTTTTCTATTATAGGGCTATCAAGTGCATCAATAACCCATTGTATAGAATCAAGTTTTCGTGTTTTTTCTTTCGGCAATTATTCCACCCAACAATAATAAATAGTTTCTTGCATCCTGTATCCTGCCGATTATAGGCTCTTCTGAAGCCTCTTTACCATTAAGAACATAATTCCTAATAGAGTCCATGTGCTTTAGTAAATAGATCAAAGCAACATGTTCTGCATTTAGCTCCATTCTTTCTCCAATGCTTTTAAAGTTCTTAAACTTATCTTCATTGGAGACAGTGTACTCTTCTCCTTTTACAAGCATGAGTCTATTCTCTTCTTCTTGCATAGACTCTGCCCATTTCATAAAGTCTGGTACGTTCATTATGAATACTCCACATCTATTAGTTTTATTTCACTGATTTTACCACATATTCTTCTACTTACTGTACTGACTCCATGTTCCTCATGTGGCTCATCTACTTGAGTAGACAAAGAAAAATATTGAGGTTTTTCTCCAAAATGCCCTACTACATCAAGTGCTACTACATCATACCATACTCCATCAGATAATAAAACTTTATGTATATTATCAATGTCCTCACTAAATAGTTTATGAACTATATTCATTTGTCTCTCCAATATACCCACCTAGACTTAGTGGTTTCCCAAGCACCACTTTCCCACAAACTACTATTATAGACTACTAATGCTAGTACAAACATTAACATTATTTCTATCATATTATTCTCCTTTTTTAGTTAAAATTTTTGCCCTATAATGCAACGCCAACCACATTACTGAAATGCTTTCTTAACACCACTGATTAACTATATCACTTTCAAAACAATTCGTAGGGCAAATATTACTCGCCATATTGTTGCTCCATGCCATCTACACATGTATCACAGACTTCGTAACTACAAACTGAGCAAGTTTTTAATTCTTCTATATCACCAATAAGTTCATTAACTATATCACTAATCTTATCAATGTGTTTCTTTATACCAGCCTTTGATAAATCATCCATCTCCATTTCAGTATGATTCCAAATGCTCATTACCTTATCTTTAATCTTTTTTACTTTCATTTAATTCTCCTAAAAATCAAATTCTATTTGCCTTAATTTAGTTATAATCTCCTCATAATCGCTATCTAAAAATTTTACTACTTGGTTCTTTCTTTCTTTTAAAGTCTCGTACCATTGGATGCCACGCTTTTCTATTGCCCATTCAACAAACTCGGCAGGAGTCTTATGGGCAGAGAATTTGGAGGAGAATACATGGCATCCAACGCAGAGACAAAAACCATTATCAATATCCCAACGAACAGAGCGGATAGACCTTGAGTAAAAATGATGAGCATTGAGAGGCTTAGTCTTGTGGCAGTATTCACACATTCCATATTCTTTCACTTTGTCTGCCCATGCTTGGTCTAATTTCTTTGATAATGATTTCTTCACAGAGGGATTAATTAGAATGGCATATCATCATTGACTACAGGATCATCAGAAGAAGTTAAACCTTTAACTTTTTCGCTGTACTCTAATATGTCTAACAATGCCAAAGTATTTGCTTCGATGATTGACACATCTGCACCAGAAAGTATATGACCTTTCTTAACACCAAACAACTCCACAGCTAACTTCAAACATACCTGCTTATGTATATCGTGAGTCCTATCATCAATTTTTTGATAACCCACATCTATTGAGCCTATTACTTCTGGTCTTGATGCAGTTGTACCTTCTAAAGGTTGTACTGTCCAAGCGGATTTGCCAGGAGAATACTCTTCTTTTTTTATGCTTAACTTTGCACCTTGACTATATACTGATAACTTCTTATGCAGTGCATCTGTTGCAAAAAAGCTAGTCTCTACACCATCTTTTCTTACACCATACAAGAACCAATCTCCATAGTTATTAGTACCTGTTTTAGGTTGATTATAAAGTAGCTCTACAACATTAGCATCAGTTGGGTTTAATTTGAATGTATTATTTTCCATTTTTTTCATTCTCCTTTATTGTGTTTTTTATTGTTTCTGTTAAATCTTTATATTCAACAGTTTTCCTACCATCCCTATACTCTACACTAGCACATTCTAGATAGGGATGTCTTGATTCAAAAGTATGAAGATAGTCTTGTACACTCTCAATCAAATCAGTAATATTCATCCTAGTAATCGTTCTGTCTCCTTGAGTGTACTCATCAATACCATCCCAACCTATAGTAGCGTAATATATAGCATCACTCTTCATGTTCTGAAATCTTTCTTAGAGTGCATGAATGCCTCTCTAATAATTTAAATAGTTGATTCCTTACAAAAGTAATCTCTTCACT